TGGTAAGAAGAGCGAACTTGTGGAAGGCACAGTAAAACAGGACGAACAAGGTGAATACCTTGAGATGGTTCTGTCAGAACGTGACACCAAGCTAATCCGCTACCTAGCCAAGCACAAGCATATTAGTCCTTTCGGGCATTGCTTTGCTTCCTTCCACGTTAAAGCCCCTGTGTTTGTGGCACGTCAGTTAGTGAAGCATAAGTTTCTACGTTGGAATGAGGTCAGCCGTAGGTATGTGGATGATGAACCTGAGTTCTATTTACCTGATCAGTGGCGTGGGCGCAGTAAAGACAAGAAGCAGGGTAGTGATGGCACTGTTCAGACGTTTGTGTCTGATTGGGATACGTACAACCACTCACTTAAAATTTACAAGGACTTACTAAAAGATGGTGTATGTCCTGAACAAGCCCGTATGGTGCTGCCACAGTCAATGATGACTGAGTGGTACTGGTCAGGTAGCTTAGATGCCTTTGCAGACATGTGTACGCTGCGCTGTAAGCCTGACACGCAGTATGAAAGTCAGCTAGTAGCAAATCAAATTGATGACATGATGTCTGAGAAGTTTCCCGTGTCGTGGGAAGCATTAAGGATGTATGCAGAATGAATACAGAAGCAGGAATAATTGGTGTAGAACAGGTAAAAGAACATGAAGATGGTTCCGCTACCTATCATTTCCATATGGATGCACACGCTAGAGGGCTATTAGCAGAAGAAGGTTTGAAATTAGTTCTGCATTGTGCCGCTGCAAAGTTAGATATGCAGGTGATCTATGATTTCATCGATGATCATATCAAATACGAAAAAGATATCCGTGAAATGGATGAAGAAGAACGCCAAAGGGCTAAAGAAAGGGAAGAAAAGAACAAGAAATGAAGAATTTTCTCGAAAAAAATAAAATCGAACAGAATTACTGTTTAAAATCAGACACTTGGTTGCGGGAGTAGGATTTGAACCTACGACCTTCAGGGTCTGGGCCACTCTAATGAAATCAATCGGTTATGGGTCACTTTATTTGTTAGGCCCATAACTACCAACCCTTAACTAAGTGTTGACAGATTTTATTTTCACGATATCCTTCGGATTGTCCCGACAGGGGCAATATATTAACCATTAGCTAAATAGTGTGGATGATGTACAGCTATAGGGAACAGTTAGAATTCATAAAGAATATAAAGATAGCTGAAGGCGATAGGAAAACTATCGACTGTCCATTCTGTGGTGGAAAGAAGAAGTTCACCATAGACAGATATGACGGAAAGTTAATCTGGAACTGTTACAAAGCTAGTTGCAATGTGAGAGGTGCCTACAATGGCAAACGCAGTATCGAAGCTGCCAAAGCGTTTATTGCTAATAATGCAATTACCAAGAAAAAGGCTCAGTCTTATCCAATACCCCAAATCACAACCAAGGTAGAAAACCATAAGCCTGCCATAGACTTTTTAAAGTCAGTGAATTCATGGATAGCTTATGAGAAAGGATACATAAAAATAACTTATGCCCCTGCAGAAGACCGTGTTCTGTTCTACAATTCAGATCATACAGGGGCTGTAGGACGTTCCCTACGCCCTGCTAAAGCCAAGTGGTGGACGTATGGCACAGTAGAAGGTGGTATAGCTGTAGGTAATGGAACACACGCAGTTCTTGTAGAAGATGTCCCTTCTGCCTGTGCTGTATCACAATTAAATGGGTATGTAGGTTTATCTTTATTAGGTACAGACTTAACTAGGCCCATTAGAAAAGCACTTAGTTCTTACGAAAAAGTAACATTAGTTCTTGACAATGACGCAAGTGCCAAAGCAATAATGATGACAAGGAAATATGATCAAATAGATTGTATTCGCTTAACCAAGAAAGACCTTAAATGGCTCACTACAGAACAGATAAAAAATTTACTACGGTAAATAGCGTATTTACGTGGGCCTTTATTTCTGGTGGGGGTAATAGGTCTAGAGTAAATCGCAGAAGATCACGTACTAAGGCTGCAGAGCGTCCTATGAATATGATGCTTTGCGTAGTGTCACTACAGAATCCCCCTAGCGGCCCACCAATATTTTACTTATAGCTGCAAACCACTACGTAGAGGAACCCTGCGTTATCAAGCCACCCGTCTAAGCCTTACCAGTACAGACGCTAAAGTAAAAGGAATGGTACAATTAAAGCACGAGGAATCGTAGTCATTGACTACCAGATCGAAGGCGGTTTTAGAGAAGCTGCTGAAGAACAAGACAAGCTTGAAAAAGCTATTGCAAACATCGTTGATGGAAACAAAAACGTAGTCTTCCACCAAGTAGACATGAAAGAACGTCGTGGTGATAAAACTATGGACATCAGCAAGATGAAGTTCAGACACGTCTAAATATCTGAATACATTCATAAATCAAAATTAATGGCTCCGAATGCAAATTCGGGGCTTTTTTTATTTCTATTTCCTGCTATCTTAGAAACCCTTAGTAATGACCATTAACTAGGATGAAGCAGAATGGAAATAGAACTTATAAAAACACTTTTAAACCATGAGGCTTACCAATCAACACAGGCAAAACTTAGACAATCAATATTCTCAGAAGATGGGGCAGACCTTTACGTCCTGCTTAAAGACGCACATGAGAAGTATGATGCTGATCTAAAACCCGAAGACCTATATTCGATTTGGTTAGCCAAGAACCCCGTAGCCACTACGTCAGAAATCAATGAGTTCAGGGACAACATCGATGATCTGAAACGTGCTGAAGCTATCACCCCTGAAGTAGCAGGCGACGTTATAGAAAGCCTGTGGCGACGTGAGATAGGCAGAGACATTGCCAACATTGGTATCAATATGTCTGAGGGCGATACCTCTGCCCTGCTAAAGCTACAGTCCCTGATTGAAAAGATATCTGGTAGCTATATGCCAGATGAATTTGGTGAACCAACCACTGATAACATCTACGAACTGTTAGCTGAAACCTCTGATGATAATCGTTGGAAGTTTAATATCGAAACACTAGCCCGTCATGTCTATGGCATCGGCCCTGCAGAGTTTGGGATTGTGTTTGCTAGACCTGAAACAGGTAAGTCAGCATTCCTGATTAGTGTGATTGCAGGCCCTGGGGGCTTTTGTCAGCAAGGGGCTAAAGTCCTGTATCTTGGTAACGAAGAACGTACCACACGTACAAAGCTTCGTGCGATCCAAGCCTGCAGCGGTATGACCCGTGAACAGATAACAGAAAATCCTGACTTAGCTATGTCGAAGTATCAGGCTATCAAGGATCGTTTGATAATGAAGGATGTCCAAGAATGGGATTTGGACACAATTAATGCATATTGCGAAAAGATCAAACCAGACGCTGTGTTTATTGACCAAGCTGATAAGGTGACAATCTCTGGGTTGTACAACTCTAGCCATGAACGTCTGCGTGAATTGTATCGCAGCCTGCGTGAACTGGCAAAACGGCACGACTGTGCTTTGATTGGTGTAAGCCAAGCCTCTGCAGAAGCAGAAGGTAAAACCCGTGTGGACTTCAGTATGCTTGAAGGATCGAAGACGGGTAAGGCAGCGGAAGCTGATTTGATTATTGGCATCGGCAAGGCTTCGTCAGGTGACGACAATGAGCCTGATAACCGCCGTTTCATCAACGTATCAAAGAACAAACTCTCTGGGTTCCACGGCTATGTGATTGCCATGATCGAACCTGAAGTTAGCCGTTACACGGAGTAATCATGAAAATACTTGTACTAGACTTGGAAACAACCGTTCAGCGTTTCGACGGTAAGACCGACAACAGCCCTTTTAACCCTGACAACAAATGCGTATCTGCCCACTTTGGTATGCTTGGTTGGGATACAGTGGACGAAGTGTTTTCGCTTGTGTTCCATCACAATGAGAAACCAACCCCTGATAGCCGAAGCCTGTTAGAAGAAATGTTAAAACAAGCAGACGTGCTTGTAGCCCACAATGCTAAGTTCGATATCATGTGGCTGCTAGAGATGGGGTTCCGTATACCAGATCGTATATACTGCACCATGATAGGTGAATATATTCTGGCAAAGGGGCAGCGTGAAGAACTAAGCCTAAAGGCCACTGCAGAACGCCGTGATGTTACTCGCAAAAAATCTGACCTAGTAGATGAACTGTTTAAATCAGGTACAGGCTTTGAGGCTATGCCACTTGATACTGTTCTAGAATACGCAGAGGCAGATGTACGTTCCTGTGCTGAGATTTATTTAAGGCAACAAGACGACTTTGCGGCAGAAAGCAATCAATCCCTGACAAGCATCGTTGAACTGATGAACGAAATGCTGATGTTTTTAGTTGAGATTGAACGCAATGGCATCGCAGTGGACCTAGATGTTTTGCGGGGTATTAAAGTTGAATACGAAGCAGAACACAAAGAACT